GATCGCCGGGGAAATCATCAATCGGACGGCCGGTCGAGATCGGGTCTTCCCTGCGCGGCTGGCGCATATCCTTTGCAGTAGGGACACGACAGCGGATGGCATCAACGACCTTACCTTGATAGTCCGTCTTGACGGAGAACAGGATCAAGGGCTGGTCGTACCATTCCTCGGTCTCATCACCATAGGCATCACTGATTGTTGCCGCGTTCGTCTTGTTCAGAACAACGCCCTTGTCCTTGCCCTTGAAATATAGAACGAGCTTATTGTCCGCACCGATTTTCTCGCGCTCGACATTGGCCATGACGACCTTGACTTCGCGTCCCTGGAGATCAGCAGCTTTCAGGTATTGGCTTGGGAATTCTTCGGAGACTCTCATTTGGGTACCTTTTCGTTTCGTCGTGGTGTGAACAGCGGGCAATAGCCCAAATTAACGTTTACGCATCGATTGTAGGGCTCATGTAGAACCCATTGTCTTGGTGCAACGGCATCAAGATTTTCGAGCCTCGGAAACTTGAGGCAAAGCCACTGACGAGGTGTGTGCTTGCGCGTGTGCTCCGCAACAAAGTCACAATCCTCGCAGGGTGTCGGTGTCATTCAGCCCTCGCTGTCAGCCGCCTGAAATCCCCTGCATTCTGCACATGACGCAAGGCGCCTGTTTGAACCAAAATCTGAATGGTCCGTAGGCTGAAGAATGGTCCCTGCTTGGTAAGGGCGTAGCCACGACGAAAAGGGCGAAGATGTCCGATCGTGGCTTGAATGATCGCGCGGCGCTGGGCCGGGTTGTTGCGGAAGCGTTTCATGTCGCTCTTCCCAGCCACCAGAAGGCAGCTATCATGCAACCGATCGCGTAAAGCATGATCCAATCGTAGCCGGTCATCCGAGCACCAGCCAATCTGCCCATACGCTTATGCAGGCGAGGAACATGCCGACGACGAAAGCGGTGAAGAGTGCGTGAGGGAGATCAGAGAGGATTTCGCGGATCATCACGCGACCTCCTCATAGAAGCCCGCTTCCTTGAGAAGATCGTTGGTGACATCCTCGCAGATGCCGTCATGAATGTGATGGATGAAAGCGATCCGGTCGTACTCGCCCGAGCGGATGCGATCGATTACGCCGCGGCGGGTGATCTCAGGATCGACAATGGCCTCACGGCCTTTCCGGCCATAGTCAATGCAAACGACGTAATATGACATGAAAGCCCCCAGCAAGGTGATTTGCTAGGGGGATCATAAATCCGGTAGGACTACCGGTCAAGGGAAATCGGTAGGTCTACCGATATTTTCTTTTTCGTACCGGTTCGGGAGGGGCGAGCCGCTGGTCAAGGACGCGGTTGATGCGCTCATCGAGTTCATCATCCGCGGCAATGGCTCCTGGAGGGCGCAGGAGCTCCCAGGACGAGGTTTCCAAGGCTTTGGCTACTGCTTCAAGGGTATCCAGGGTCCACATTCCCTTAAGCTCGCCAGCGGCATACCGGCGCAGATTACGGATAGCATCCTGCTTCCCGGCCTTGATGCCGACGGCATTATCGGTCGTCCGCTTGGCTTTTATAAGCCGATCTATGTTTGCGAGGAGCACTCTGAGATCCATGCCGGTAGAATGACCGGAATCGGGCGCATGTGCATTCGGCAAGTTTACCGTTGACAAGACCGGTATGTTTACCGATATTGTGCCCATGTCAGCAATCGACGAACTGCTTCGCATCGCGCACCGGTATGGAGAAATCGAGGGTATTCCGCTCTCGACAGTCTCCTCGCGAGTCCTCAACGACGGGAAGAAGCTTCGCGCGCTGGAGACAGGGTCCGACATCACCGTCGGTCGCCTCGAAGAGGCATTGCGCTGGTTTTCGGAGCATTGGCCCGCGGATGCTCCATGGCCAGCCGATATTCCACGCCCTTTCTTTGAGGTCCGCGCATGACGCTTCCACGGACCGCGGATTACATTCCCACTGTCGCGAAGTAAGTTGCGTTTGCGTCCAGATGCATCACCCTGGGCCTTTTGGAATGATCAGAGTGGAAAAGGGGGCAGAGGTTGCCCCTGGGATATTCGCCTTTCATGTCCCGTTGATCGGATTTAGCGGCAAATCGAGCGCGCCGCTGTCTGACGCCTGCCGAGCGATCAAACGCAGGAATGACGGCATGGGAGAGTGCCTGGTAGGCCTCTTCCGCGAGGGCCATGACGAACCCGACATGACCGTGACCCTGGATGTCGGCGCCGAGCTCACAACGGCTGAGCCGAGCCATGGTCGCATCGCCTTCCGTAAATACCGCAAATACCGCTTTTCAGCAGCTGCTCTGGAGAAGAAATGAACCCGGAGATCACGGCTGCTCTCAATGAAGTCCTGCTGCAGGCAGCGTTACGCGCTGAGCGGGCAAACCAGATTCGCGAAGCCGATCGTCGGGCGACTGAGTTGGCGAAACGAATGGATGCGAAGAGTGTAGCGCGCAGGGTGTGAGGCTTCGGCCTTCTGGGATGCGCGTAGTGGTAAATGCCTGGATGTCGGTTATCCGGCGGCGGCTCTGCAAGAAACTCGTCTCAAGTGACATGCAGTCCGTCCATCTCTCCCTACCCTGCACGGTGAAATTCCGTGGGGGTAAGGGGGTGTTTGGGCGGATACAGAAATCTGAACTCAGTGACATGAACAATAGAGAAGGAAAATAACATGAGTATTGCTGAACAGATCAAGAGAGTGAAACTTGAATTGGCTCGCTCAAAACCTCGATCGCGTCGGCATGTCGAACTTGAGTTGCGTTTGCGTGATCTCATCGTGAGACAGCTTCGTTCAGAAAATCGCCGTCGCGTGGCTTGAAGTGGGGGATAACGATGGAAACACCGTTCGAGCGCTTCAAAAAAGCCTATCCCAAGCGTGACGGGTCCAATCCCTGGCAGCCGGCGCAGAAGAAGTTCGATCAGCTTGTGAAATCAGGCGTAGATCCTGAAGTCATCATCAAAAGCGCCGAGCGTTTTGCCCAGCAGGAGGCGCAGCGCGGCAATTTCGGCACTCGCTTCGTTCCGATGGCGTCAACTTGGCTCAACCAGCAGCGCTATGCAGATTTGACGGAGGTTGCGTCCAAAGCAGAACCGGACATGCACTGGGATGCAATTCTGACGACCTACAAGCGGTTCGGGCATTGGTCGAGATATGCCGGTCCTGACCCGGATTCGCCGGCCTGTCGGTGTCCTCGGGAATTGCTGGCCAAGTATGGCCTGGGGGAGGCCGTATGAAAATCAGATATCCGACGGTCCTGGAGGCCCTGACTTACGAATGGCAATCTCGTGAGGATATCGAGCGGCAGGTTGGCGGTCCCTGCATGAGCCAGCTGAGCCGGCTCTACAACAATGGAAAGGTGCTTCACACGGTTGACGCGACGGTTGAACCATGGAGGCATCTGTACTGCAAGCCAAGGATTCTCAGGGAAGTCTGGATCGGCAAAACCCGCGTTGGGCATATAGGGGCTGCGGTATGAATGACAATTGGATGGTGATTTGCTCCAAGCCACAACAGGAATCCCGAGCGGAAACCAACCTCCGCCGGCAATTCATGGAGGTTTATTGCCCTCGGGTTCGTGCACGGGCCTGCATCAAGCCGTTATTCCCCGGATATCTGTTTGCGCGTGTATTCAATGATGACCAATTCAGGGTCATCGGCAATACCTATGGAGTCCGGCAATTGCTTAGGGTTGGAGACGAGATTGCGACGATCTCAAATCATGAAATCGTGCAGATCAGGGATCGCGAAGACAGGGACGGTATTATCAGACTCTTCAAGAGAGGTGATGCGGTACATTGGGGAGATATCCCCGCGATTTTCGAAGAAATGATTGACGACGAGCGTTGCAGTATTCTATTTAGTATGCTCGGACGTGCGAATCACAAGGTGTTGCGCGTAGCCGACCTTGCACCTGCCTGTTAATGTGCGGGTGTGGTAACATGCAAGCAGACCTCGACAAACATCCCAGCGATTTGCAGAAGGCCTGCATGGCTTTCATTAAGAGCTTGGGCGCACCCGCGGCCCATCATGCTGTCTATGGGCAAACCCGAGTCAACAGGGTTACGGGGGCTGCTGAGCAGGTGATCATCGTTCACCGTCATCCCCTGGCTCCCATGGAATTTCGCACCAAGGACCTTCCGGACACGTTTGGCGGCTATCCCGTGGTTGAAGAGGACTGGCCGAGTCAGGATCTCTAATGCCGAGCCATTCAGTCAAGCAAGCGAAGACCATGAGTGCGATCGCCCATGGTTGGCATCCAACGGGTAAGGCAGCTGATATCCCCGTATCGGTTGCCAAGGAATTCCACCAGGCAGATGCCGGCAAGAAATACGGCGCGAGACCCAAGTCGAAGGCGCATCATCTCGCAAAGGCAATGAAGGGCTAATTGCAAGGCAAGCGTGACAAGCCCAGTGTTCATTATCGGGATGCGACAGGTTCAAGGCGCTGCGGGACCTGTAAGTATTCCTACGGACCGGACGACAACAGGCAATGCAAACTGGTGATGGGCAAGATTCATTCAGACGATGTCTGCGATCTCTGGGAACATGACTAACAACGATCTCTACAAAGGCTTGTTCGATGAGCTCCACGCCCAGGGAGCATTGCTGAGCAATATAGCGGCCGAGATAGAACACCACGGGCGCAATAACCAGCAAATGCAGGACTGGGCGAATAGATTGTACACTCTGGCGCATTCGGCGACGAGGTTATCCATCATCCGCCCTACGCAGCTGCCATTCGATTCGATGCGTTCTGTCGAGATGCGATCACAGCCTTGAGCACAGTCGATAAACTCGCCTTGATCGTCTCAAGGCGCCAAGATCTTGAAAAGCAATTATCAGACGCTGCAGATCATCTCCTCCAAAGGTATGACGCAGCTCCTTCAAAGGCACAGCAGGCCTTCGCAAAGCATCATGCAAAGCTGGATGCGGAGGACAAATCGCTTCAAGACCTGGAGCATGCGATCGATGCCCTCTCAAACGACCCTTTAGGGCAATAGTTGGTTACCTTAAGACCCGTAGGGCTACACGACTGGCAATTCCTCTATGATCTCCTCGCTGAAAGACCCAAGGAAGCCAACATCAGCCACAGGCAAATGCCCTCGATCGCAGAGCATGTCGCATTTCTGCGTTCAATACCCTACGCAGCCTGGTACATCGTTGAACATGACCACAAGCCAGCAGGCTCGATATACCTGTCAAAGCAAGACGAAATCGGCATCGCAATACATTCAGGTTTTCAACGCCTTGGTCTTGCCAAACAGGCCATTGAAGAGCTCATGCGCCAGCACCCAAGACCCAGATACCTCGCAAACATAGCCCCACTAAACCACATGAGCCAAAAGCTCTTCGCAGAACTAGGCTTCAACTTGATACAGCAGACATTCGAGAAGCATGGCAGCTCGAACACGTAAAATACGCCACGACGACAATACACGAGCCAAGATCAAGGCAAGTCAGCTCATAAATCGCTTGCAAGATCATTTCCTTGGCAAAGTGGAGCTGTCAGCTACACAGGCAAATGTGGGGTTGGGGCTGCTACGGAAGATCCTGCCCGATCTGGCAGCCACAGAGCTGTCTGGTGAAGTAGCACGGACTACAGTCATCCGAGCACCTGAAACCGTAGCAGATTCAAGGACATGGCTAGAGAAGCATGCGCCTGGTCGCGATGATGCTGAGCCCAAGCCTGATCAGGTCAACTGACGCACAGCTGACGCATGGCAGCGCTAAGCCAATGATTTCATTGTATGTCCGTTACCTTAGTAAGGAATTGCACGGTGTTGTGTCAGGACCAGCCTATGGTGGAGACCCGGGGGTAGGTCGGCCGGGGTTGGGAGTCCCGTTACCCGGGGGAGTCACTATGCGTACCCCCGCCCCTATAAAAAACCCCCAACCGCTGTCGATCCTACACAGTCTAACTCAGTAGACTCTACGCAATGGCAGTCGATCCTACAGAGTTGTTAGCCATAGCCAGCCGGGTCAAGCGTGATACGCGGAACCGGGACATCTTGGAGTTATGTGAGGCGGTCTTGTCTTGGAAGGGGGTGGTGCCAACTGTATCCAAGCAATCCAACATCTCTGAGATCAGGCCCCGGTTGATAGCCGGGGCCGCAAGGTGTCCTGAGTGTACTCGGCGTCGGTCCATGAGAACTGCATCGCAGCGGAAATGGCGAAAGAAGCGTACGAAGTAATCTGGGCACCTCAGTCCGGGCCTCAGACGGCCTTATTGAGTTGTGAGGTGTTTGAGGTGTTCTTTGGGGGTGCTCGTGGGGGTGGGAAGACGGATGGGATGCTGGGGGATTGGATCAGCCATTCCGACCAATATGGGGCGAATGCTTCGGGTCTGATGGTTCGACGGTCTTTGAAGCAGTTGGAAGACACCATCAAGCGATCGAAACAGCTTTATTACAAGTTGGGGGGGAAGTACAACGAGACGAGTAAAACGTGGGTTATGCCCGGGGGAGGCCAGTTGAAGATGGCCTACCTTGAACGGGATGAGGACGCCCAGAATTATCAGGGTCACAGCTACACGAGGATCTATGTCGAGGAGATCGGCACTTTCCCCAGTCCGGACCCTATTTTTAAGCTCATGGCTACTTTACGCAGCGGCTCCGGGGTGCCTTGCGGGTTCCGTGCCACAGGCAATCCTGGCGGGCCTGGCCATCAGTGGGTTAGGGCTAGGTATATTGACCCTGCTCCGGGAGGTTGGAAGCTTGTGGAGGAGGCGTTTGTCAACCCTTTCACTGGCGATTCTATTAGCCGGGAGCGTGTATTCATCCCTTCAAGGGTGACTGAGAATAAATACCTGGGAACCGAGTACATCGCCAACCTCCAGATGGTTGGAAGTAAGAACCTTGTAAGGGCCTGGCTGGAGGGGGACTGGTCGGTCATTGAAGGGGCGTTCTTTCCTGAATTCTCTGAGGCTCGTCATGTCATTCTTCCGTTTAGAATACCGGATGACTGGCTTCGTTTTCGCAGTATGGATTGGGGAAGTGCTTCTCCTTTCAGTGTCGGATGGTGGGCTGTGGCCAGCGAGGATCATCGCCTTCCTGACAAGCGCATTATTCCTAGGGGTGCTCTGGTTCGTTACCGCGAATGGTATGGAGCCTCCAAACCGAATGTCGGGCTGAAACTCACCGCGGAGGAAGTAGCCGATGGGATCAGACTTAGGGAGTCAGGAGACCCCAAGATCAGTTATGGAGTTCTTGATCCGGCAGCTTTTGCTGTCGATGGAGGTCCCAGTATCGCCGAACGTATGGGTAAACGTCAGATTTACTTCCGAGGGGCTGACAACAAACGTATTGCCTCCCGAGGAGCTCTTGGCGGATGGGATGCTGTCCGTGCAAGACTTAAAGGGGACGACCATCCCGGCATCTTCTTCTTCGACACCTGCGTAGATTCGATCAGGACCCTTCCTGCCCTTCAACATGACCCCGACAGAATGGAAGACGTCGATACCGAGGGGGAGGATCATGCCCCTGATGAAATCCGCTATGCCTGTATGTCCAGGCCTTACGCCAGAACGTCTTCCGAATATTCCACCTATGAGGGACCAAGTCCACGGGGACCTGTCCAGATGAAAGCTTTTCCGGTGAGACAGCCCACCCTGGAAAACCTCTGGTCCGAGGCGGAACGCAACTATCCCAGGTCGAGGCGGATTTGAAGTCGGATTTCCCATCGTTGAATGACGACAAGGAACTTGAGAAGTTTATTGGCTGCGTTCTTCTCGTCACTGCCTTGGTAACGACTGCAGTCTACTTCTTGGTCTACTTCTTCACATGAGATACCAAAAATCCCAAGAAGAGCTCCAGCGGGTCAAGCAGATCATCCCGCTGGCCTCCCAAACGTTTTCCAAGGCCTATAACCGGTGGCCGAAGCAGGCCCCGCATTTTCTTTCTCATGGTAAAGGTGGGAGAGTCTGGGATGTCGATGGCAACCAATACGTTGATCTCGTCTCGGCACTCCTGCCAAATGTCCTGGGGTACTGCGACCCTGACGTTGACCAGGCCGTCATCGATCAGCTGGGGAGAGGCATTAGCTTTAGTCTGCCCACTCTGTCAGAAGTCGCTCTTGCCGACCGCCTCGTTGAGTTCATTCCATGCGCTGAAATGGTCCGGTTCGGTAAATCAGGGACTGATGCCACCTCAGCAGCAGTCCGACTCGCGCGTGCAGTCACAGGTCGCGACCACATCATCATGTGCGGATACCACGGCTGGCAAGACTGGAGCATAGGGCAGGCTGACAATCTCGAGAACAGGAAGGGTGTGCCGCGTTCAGTTCGCGAGATGACCACCCAGATCAGGCCTGGTGGAATCAAGTGGATCAATCATGTAAATCCTCCAGCCGCCATCATCGTGGATTGTTCGAAAATACAGTTTCATGATGCAAGGCAGTTTCGCGATCTAGCAGATGACTGCGGAGCTCTCCTCATCTTCGATGAAGTCATAACGGGGTTTCGATGGGATATCGGGGGAGCTCAATCGGTCTGGGGTGTGAAACCTGACCTTGCCTGTTTCTCAAAGGCGATGGGAAACGGGATGCCGATCTCTGCGATCGTCGGTCGTGCCGATCTCATGAAGAACTTTGACCATGTCTTCTTCTCCGGAACGTTTGGTGGGGAAACCCTGTCCATAGCAGCAGCGATCGCCTGCATCGACAAGATCGAACGTGAGGACGTTTGTGAGAAGTTGTCAGTTTCCGGTCGCCTCCTGAAAGCTGAATTCGGCTCCTCTGATCAGGTCTGGCTGACCGGCCATCCCGCGTTCCAGCAACTGAACTTTGCCTCAGCGGAGGTCAGGGCTGCCTACCTCACCTCCATGCTGGAACGCGGGATCCTCGTTAATGCGTCCCTCAACGTCTGCTACGCCCACAACCGTTCCGACCTGATGCAGGTGATCGACGCCCACCACGCCTCCTTGGAGGCTCTTAAAGTCGCGGCTTGAAGTACGAACCTCGACATCTCGCGCAGGCTCTCCCTGAGGAGCAGGTCAGGGATCCCTTCATCAGGAAGTTGAAACGCGGCTTTCCCCAAAAGGCCAAGTCGGAACGGCATACGCCCGAGGAGTCCTGGGGGTTTCATCTCCTGATCGATTGCCTTGATATGGACGACGAAATCGATGACGAGAAAGACATCGAGGCGTTCTTTACCGAGCTGATCCAGGCTTTGGACATGAAACCCCTGTCGGAATTCTTTTGCGTCAGGGTCGATAATGAAGAAGGCCGAGGTATCTCTGCGTTCCAGATGATCACGACATCCCACATTGCCATGCACTTCGATGACGACGGGCATAACGGGTTCATGGACGTGTTTTCTTGTAAGAAGTTCGATCCCAGGATCGTTCTTCAGATGATCGAGAAGCACTTCAAGCCTGACAACATGATGGTGCAGTTCGTTTATCGGGATACGGGTATTGTCGTCGGACCCGATGACAAGAACGACTATGAGATGCACAACACCATATGATCACGCCTTCCAGATGGAATGGCCCCGTCTTCCTGATGAACTTCCCTATTTCAGTGTCAAGTGACGTTCCCAACAACGCCCTTATGCGTCCGGGTACGATCTACGACAAGAAGAGGGCCTGCGATCAGTGGCTGGAGTTCTATCGAATAATGACCGGGGAAGCGCTGGTCTACGTTTTACCCGGACATGATCACCTCCAAGACCTTCCCTTCGTCGCAAACCTCGGTTGTTATCTCCCGCATATCAGAAATGACGACGTTGTCCTTCTTTCGAACTACACGTCAGAACCAAGGATAGGTGAGGAGAGGTTCGGGTTCCGCTTCTTCAACAGCTTCGATTACAGCGTTGTTCAATCCCCCTATTGTTGGGAAGGGGAAGCCGATCTCAAGTGGATCAGGGACAACATCTATATCGGTGGTATCGGGATGCGCTCCACCCCTGATGCTTACAAGTGGATGCGATTGAATTTCGACATGGACGTTCACGAGATCAAAATAAACGATCCAAAACTCTATCACCTCGACTGCGTTCTTCTTCCGCTCAGTGAAAACAAGGCTCTTGTGAACGTGTCCGTCGTTGACAAGAAAGACCTGAAGACCCTGGAAAGCCTGGTCGAGGTCATCCCGGTCCCGAAAGAGTATGTTTATCAGGGTTGGACGAACAGCATCATTCTGAACGGCATCGTCATGCATTCACCTGCCGACAAGCCGATCACGCCGTTCGCAGATTTGTTGGACAAGCACGATCTGAAACTTGCTACTTTTGATCTCACAGAGTTCGACAAGTCGGGAGCGGATTTGTCATGTCTGGTGATGCACATGAACTACAGATGAGAATCGGTCTCGGCACGGCGCAGTTCGGGTCTCCTTACGGGATTACGAACAAGGGCCAGCCTTCCCGCAAGGAGTGCGAGAAGATCGTTGAAACTGCGCTCGATGCCGGGATCGTCTATTTCGACACGGCCGCCTATTACGGGGAAGCGGATTTGATCCTCTCCTCCCTCCTTCCCAGTGAAGGCGTCCGTGTCGTGACCAAGGTCAAAACACCCAGCGAAGTCCAACAGTCCGTCGATCTCTTCGGAAGAAATCTCTGGGGCATCCTGAGTGATCGGTTCATAGCTGAAGGTATCAGGTCTGGGATTTCCGTTTACTGGCCGATCAAGATCGATCCAACAGCACAAATCGTGCAGATGCCCCTGAACATCGCGGATCCCCGAAATCTTCCCTTGTTACGTCTGTACAAGGCCCAGGACACGGAAGTCCACGCCCGTTCTGTCTTTCTTCAAGGGCTTCTTCTTCAGAGAGGGGCGACCATCAGACAGTGCCTCAAATACGTCCTTGATAAGCCCGTCGATGTCGCCCTGGTAGGAGTGAACTCAGCGGACGAGCTGAAGGAAATCCTGGAGGCTGTCGAAACCCTCGAACAGGAAAAATGCACAGATATTCCCTTTATCGAGCCTGAAATGCTTGATCCCAGAGGATGGCCAAATGCCAACAATTAGCCCGTTCACACCACAAACAGGAAGCGCGGGATCTATCGCCGTCATCGCTTCGACAAGCGCTTCCCTGCTTCAGTTACCCTTCGGAGGTGGAAGCCAGATCAGGGTCGCCAACTCCGCATCAATTCCAACCTATATGGATTTCGGGGCATCAACCGTTGTTGCTTCAGCATCTACTCCGGTTGGAATCATGATGAATCCGACATCCACGCAAATCTTCACGTTTGACACCATCGCAACAGGAACGGCAGGCAGCAAGACGCAGTATGTCTCTGTCATCGCGAGCGCTGCTACTACTACCCCGATCATCTTCACCCGGGGTGAAGGTTTTTGAGGACTGTCGCCATCATACAGGCGCGCATGGGATCGACTCGACTGCCCCGTAAAGTGCTGATGGATCTCGGTGGCAAGCCTGTCCTGAAATGGGTGTTCGACGCTGCAAAGGCTGCAAAGCTCGTTCATCATGTCGTAGTAGCCACTCCGGACTATGAGATCGTTGAGTTCTGTGATGCAAACGAAATCCCATGGAGCATGGGTCCTGAGGACGATGTTCTCGAACGGTTCATCATTGCGGCAGAACATACCAGAGCAACCAAGATCATCAGGTTGACTGCTGACTGTCCCTTCCTTGATCCTGAAATCATCGATCAGTGCATCCTTCTCAATGAAAGCGCTGTCGATGAATGGCCCGATGGAATGGATGTTCAGGTCATCGATCCCAGATGGCTGCCAATGGGGGACAGAGAACACGTCGTTCCCGTCAAGAACAACCTTCCCCAGCTGGCCTGTCCTGTGGGGAATATGAGGCACGTCAGGGTGACCCTTGATACGCCTGAAGACCTTGAACGCTGTAGAACTATGGCGAAGTTTCTTCCGAAAAACCGACCTCCTAAATGGAGGGAGACGATCTCTGCGCATGACTGAAGTCGTCGCTGAAATCTCCGGAAATCATGGCGGCTCGATCGTTCATGCACTTGAGCTCATCACGAGAGCAAAGCTGGCCGGTGCAGATTCCGTCAAGTTCCAGTGCTTTGATCCCCAGAAACTCGCGGAAAAACGTTCGAAAAACCCTGAAGTCCTGAAGTTAGTAAATGGTGCTCCCCTCCTTGATCTATATCGCAAAACTCATACTCCGAAAGAGTGGTTTCCGCGGTTGATCAACCATGCTCGTACTCAGGATATCGCGTGGTTCTCTTCCGTGTTTGATCCCAGTGATGTCCAGTTTCTCGAAAGGCTCGAATGTCCCCGCTACAAGATCAGCGCGTTTGAAATGCTGGACTGGGAATTGATCAGGGCGGTCACGGAAACGGGAAAGCCGATCGTGATCTCGGTCAGACCGACAGAGAAGGTCACGGTCTTACAAGCTTCCGACTACAAGGGGATCATGAGGCCTCTTGGTGTCTCTGATCACGGTGGAAGGCTCTGGCGCAACGTTCCCATGGTGGAATGGCACTTGAAGCTTCCCGGGGTTGAGACCTTGGACAGCGATTTTTCCCTGACTCCTGATGATATGGAGCAGCTGATTTTTGAGATGCGAGCATGAAGATTCTCGTTACCGGAGGTTCAGGTTCGTTCGGCCAGTCCTTCGTGCGTCGAATGTTGCATAACTGGGATTGCACGCGTGTCGTGGTTTTTTCGAGGGGCGAGCATACCCAAGCCGCAATGGCGCAGGAATTGAACGATCCTAAACTGAGGTTCTTTATTGGCGATGTCAGAGATCGCGACAGGTTGCGCCGCGCCATGCAGGGCATTGATACCGTGGTTCATGCGGCTGCTCTGAAGCGTATTGAGGTGGCCGAATACAATCCGCTAGAGGTCAAGAAGACGAACATTGATGGTTCTGAAAATGTCATTGAAGCAGCGACTGATGCGGGTGTTCGAACGGTTGTGGCGCTTTCCACCGATAAGGCCTATCAACCTGTCAACTTCTACGGCGCATCCAAGTTTCTTGCGGAAGGGCTATTTCTCAAAGCGAACAATACACGTGGAACGTTTGGGCCAAGATTTGCCGTGTGTCGCTATGGTAACGTATGGGGGTCGAACGGTTCTGTGGTGCCGAAGTGGCAGGAAATCCTGAAGACATCCGACACTGTTCCAGTAACTGATCCTGATTGCACCCGCTTCTATATGACTCTGGACGAGGCCGTCGATCTGGTGGTTAGGGCCATCAAAGATATGAAGGGCGGTGAAACCTTCATCCCAACTCTTCCTGCTTATCGTCTTGGTGACCTTGCCGAGGCCATGGGTGCGAAGATCAAAGTTCTGGGTCTTCCTGACTGGGAAAAGCGTCACGAGTCCATGGGGCCTGGCAATTCCAGCGACAAGGCGCGTAGGATGAGCGTTGAAGAGCTCCGCGGCATCCTGGGTATAACGGTCGCCAAAGCGGCATGAACGATCTTTTCGATCCTGACGACGAGTCGATCAAGGACGACCAGACAGCTGGCGCCTACTGGAAGTGCGAGATCGATCGCTCTCAGAAGGAGTTCAAGACGTATTGGGAGAAGTGCGACAAGATTGCCAAGCGCTATCGTGACGAGCGCGACCAAAACCGGGAGAACGCAAAACGCTTCAATATCCTGTGGTCGAACATCCAGACCATGAAGCCGGCGGTCTATGCCAAGGCGCCGAAGCCGATCATTGAGCGACGCTTTCTTGAACGTAATGATATCGAGCGCGTTGCTGGTATTGCTCTTCAGCGTGCTGTGGCAGTTGAGATCGAAACAAGCGACTTTGAGGAGGCGGTCGGCGGTAAGCAGGGTGCGGTTATGGATTACCTGCTCTACAGCCGCGGCATGGTATGGCTCAGGTATGAAGCTGATCTCAACACTGAGGACGAATCCACCCCTCTTACTGATATTCCAGAAGGCAATGACGAAGTTGAACAGGAGGAAACAAGTCTTCCCACTGTTACAGCCGAGCGAATCTGCATCGACTACGTCCACAGAAAAGATTACCTCTGCGATCCCGCCAGAACCGAACAGGAATGCCGATGGAAAGCCAAGAGATCATGGCTGACGAAACGACAGGTCAAGGACAAGTTCGGGGATGAAATCGCAGGTAAAGTGGAATATCGCCAGATCAACGATGACGATCGTTATGACGACAAGCAGGCCCCGAAAGAAAGACGAGCAGAGTTCTGGGAAATCTGGGACAAGGTCCGCCGAAAGGTATGGGTGATCAACACCGGCTATGACGGGATCTGCAAGGTTACAAAAGACCCCCTTGGACTGAAGAACTTCTGGCCGTGCCCGAGGCCTCTCTATGGCACGATGACGGATGACAAGCTGGTCCCGATTCCAGATTATATCGAGTACCAGGATCAGGCCGAACAGCTCGATCAGTTGTCTCAAAGGATCGACAAGATCACCCAGGCCATCAAGGCCGTTGGTTTCTTCGATGCTTCCCAGCCCGAACTGGGACGTTTGTTCGAATTCGGAACAGACAACAAGATGGTGCCGTGCGAGACATGGGCCGTCATGAAGGACAAGGGCGGTCTAGCAGGGAGCGTAGACTTCTTCCCGCTGGACATGCTGATCAAGACGCTGGAAACCCTTCAGACGGTCTTTGATAGTCAGTTACAGCGCCTCTATGAAGTGACCGGGATTGCCGACATCATCAGGGGCAATTCTTCCCCTGAAGAAACCTATGGCGCCCAGAAGATCAAAGGGCAGTTTGCGACCTTGAGGCTTCAGGATCGGCAGCGGGATGTCTCGCGATTCTGCCGGGATATAGTTTCGATCATGACCGAGCTGATCGCGGTTCACTTCGAACCAGAGACGATCGCGGCCATGACGGGGTTGGGGGACCAGAACTCTCCTGACGCCCAGTATTTTCAGCAGGCCATGGAGCTTGTCGGGGATGCCCGGCTTCGTTCCTTCCGGGTCGATATCGAGACGAATTCAACTATCGAGCTCGATATCAACGAGGACAAGAAGAACACCACGGAGTTTGTCAACGGCGTAGCCCAGTATTTCAACCAGATCATGCCGGCGGCGGAAAAGATGCCGCAACTTATTCCTTTGGCCGGCAACGTCCTTCTCTGGGCGATCAGGAGATTCAGGACCGGACGTGAGTTGGAAAGCGTCTTTGAACGCGCTGTTGATGATTTCACCAGGATGTCTCAGTCGGGTGCTCTGACTGTTCAACAGCCCAACCCTGAGATGCTGAAGATCCAGGCCCAGCAGCAGTCCGACATGGCCGATCTGCAGCTTCAGAGGGAGAAGATGCAGAATGATGCCCAGATGTCCGAGGCCCAGATGCGCTTCGAGATGTTGAAGCATCAGAATGACATGGCGTTCCAGCAGAAACAGCATGAAGAGCAGATGGAGCTGGAAAGGTTGAAATTGGGTGCCCAGGTCCACCTGAAGGACAAGGACATTCAGCAACAAGACAAGGAACATCAGTACGAGATGGACCTGAAGCAGGTCGATCACGCCCACGACTCGACCGAGAGAGAAAAGGATCGCTCCCACGAGTCCCTGCACAAACTGGCTGATCAAGAGCATGAAGGCAAAATGAAGAAGGAAGATCATGCTCATGAGGCCACTGAAAAGGGCAAGGATCGTCAGGCACAGTCTGAACAGGCAGACAAGACCCATTCCGCCACGGAGAAGGTCGCCAAGATCAAGGCAAATCCGAAGGGCGAGGATAGCGACTTGTCTGATCTCAAGAAGCAACTTGACGAGCTGATGAAGCACCACAAGGCACCCGTTGAAATCCTGAGGGGCAAGGACGGGAAGATCACTGGGGCAAGGCGTGTGCTGCAGTGAAGGTTGCTTTAGTTGGTGGTGCTCCGTCCTCTCGAATGCTTGCGCCCTACAAGGACGAAAGTTGGGAAATATGGGCGACAAGTCCTTCGAACTACCAGTTACTTCCAAGGGTTGACAGGTGGTTCGAACTGCACAAGGACTTTCAGTTGTGGGGCGGGAAGCACGGTCATCCCGACCAGAGCTTCTATGTTGAATGGCTCGAACATCATTCGAAAGAGCGATTCAGGCTCTACATGCTCGACCAGGAAGACATTGCTCACGCCCATGTCTTTCCGTGGAAAGAGCTCGTTAGTGAGTTCTCACCCTATTTTTTTACGTCAACGTTTTCGTGGATGTTCGGATATGCGCTTCAGCAGGGCGCAACGGAGATCGGCATATACGGTGCTGATATGTCCACGGATGAGGAATACCGCAAGCAGCGTCCTCATTTCCAGCACTTCATCTGGCTGGCGCTGCAACGCGGTGTGAAGGTAACTGCGCCCTATGAATCGGACATCATGCAGCCGCCACCGCTTTATGGTGTCAGCTTCACGACACCCCGAGGGCGCAAGTTCGTTGAAAGAGAATATGAACTGAAGCGTCGAATTGCAGAAATGGAAGCCGAGGAAACCAAGCTGAACAAGATGAGACTTCAACTGCTCGGCTCCCTCGATGACAACGATTACATGCAGACGACGTGGACTTCTGATCCCATAGGAGAAAGTTAATGCCTCAATACACTGTCATCGGTAACCAGGCCACCGTTTCGACTTCATACAAAACGGCCATTTCCGTCACTGCTGCTTCGTCTGGTACTCTCAGGCGTGGTCGTGTCTTTGACTTTTCGATCGGTCCCCAGGCGGCCCCGAACTCTACGGATTGCTCCATTCAGTGGGACTTGTCCCGCATGACTGCTTCGGGAACGGCAACCGTCTCCCTCGTCAACGCTGCAGACACCGTGGACGCCGCCTTTACCGGGCTTGGATTCTCCAACTATTCGGCTGAACCGACTGTTACCTCGTCTTCTCAGGTCTGGAACAACGGCGCCAACCAGAGAGCTCCCATGCGTTGGGTCGCTTCCGGTCCTGATGCTGAGTTCGTTTACCCAGCGACAGCCTTCAACGGCTTCGTTCTGAGAGCGCTTTCGACGCAGTTCTCCGGTGCGGCCGGTGGGACGATCGCGGTCCGTGAGTAGCTGGCTTACAAAACGCTCGTCACTCGGTACGACAATTGTCTTTACCGAGAATGGCGAGCAATGCACGGACACCTGCACCTGTCAGCATTGCAACAGGGCGTTTTATGTCATGCCCTATACTCAGCCGGAACATCGCTGTCCCGGTTGTTTCCAGCCGATCTGCCCAAGGTGTGCTAGTGATGCGAGGTTCAATTGCATTCCGTTCGAGGAAAAGCTGACTCGGTACGAAAAGTTGCAGGCTGAGCTGGAGAGAATGAGGATGGGCGGATGACGCCAATCGAAAAAGCGGAAATGCAACAAGCCCTGATCGCACAATACAAGGCTGCGGAATGGGCCTTGTTCAGGGTCAATGACGCCATTGCGAAGGGTGCGCATTTGATCTCATTGAAGGCCGAAGACGAAGCTCTGGCTGACAGATCGGTTGACTTTGAGCTCACGCTTGAAGAGAGCGCGGAAGTGTTCAAAGTCATCGGTGATCTCATTTCCGCGCGTATGAAGGCGATCGAGGCCAAGCTTTGATCATCAGTATGGCAGATTTTGCCAATACGGTTCCGGTGGCTGTTCCGTCTCCTGTATGGTCGCCCATATCAATAGATGGGGGCGGTTATGTAACCGGAATGGACTTCGCCTCTGATGGCACCATGGTCTGTCGAACTGACGTAGGAAATGCGCAGGTAGGTACTGCATCAACACCGTGGACAAGATTGCTGACATCGACCTCGATGCCGGCAAATTCGTTTTTTCTGAATGGCTCTGGAAACTGGATTCAATCCACCGGAATTTATGAAATCAGGATTGCGCCGAGCAATACTCAAATCTTCTACATGCTCTATTATGGCAAGGTCTATAAGACTACAAACCAAGGCGTGTCTTGGACTCTTCTCAGCAATTTTCCCTCCATCACCTACAATCCATCGCAATCAAACAACGGGATCGCAAGCAGGTGGTGGGGCCACAAGATGGCCATTCATCCGACCGACCCGAACACGGTTGTTGTTGGTTCGCCGACCAACGGCCTCTACTACACGACTGATGGCGGGGCATCTTGGACAGCTATTTCAGGAATTACGACACCAACAAGCAATAACGGCTATTCCGGGGTTTGCTTCGATCCAGCGACACCAACAACGGTATTTGCCTGTTCCAATGGCAACGGCGTTTGGCAGACGACGACTGGCGTGACGGGCACATGGACGAAGCTGAGTTCTTCTGGAATGCCAACGCAGGTCACGGATGCGATCGTCACAGGCGGGAACTATATTTGCTGCGACGGCACTCATATCCAGATCTACTCCGGAACGTGGGCGCAACAATCTCCGTCGTCATCGAATGGCTATTTCACGCTCGATGTGGATCCGGCAAATTCGAACCACATCGTTGCTCTTGATATCGCTGGCGCTCAGCCTACTCAGTCTCATGATGGCGGATCGACATGGGCTAGTCATGCGTACATCACGGGTACGATATCATCGTCAGGAGATGTTCCCTGGCTCAGTTTGAAATCGCCATCTGACGGCTATCTCGGGACCGTGAAAGTTCTGTTCGATCCATCAGTTACAAATCGTGTGTGGGCAGCCTTCGGTTTCGGGGTTCTCTACACCGACAACATTGCGACAACCAGTGGAGGTCCGGCGCCTGGTGGTGCGATCTCGTGGATTCCAAAAAGCGCAGGTATTCAGATTTTGGTGGGCAGACGGATTATTTCGCCTTCCAACGGATTGCCATTGGCCTCCGCGGAGGATTGTCAGGAGTTTCTTATCAAGAATCCCGCGATCAATCCCTCGACTTTCGGAATTACAAGTCAGGGTGTCCAGGAAGCCGGGACCGGATTGGACTATGCGATGGGATCGCCCCGCGTTATCGCAGCGTTCAACACATGGTCAGGCAATCCGGCCGCAAGCGGTTATTCCACGGATGGCGGCACGACATGGACCAAGTTCACCAATGGTCCAGAGGGCAGTTACACCGGCGGAAACATAGCTGCTGCAAGCTCTACAAATTTTGTCGCTCTTCAGTTCAACCAGGCAAATCCTGTCATTTACACGAATAATGCTGGTTCAACGGCATGGAGTGCAGCATCAGGATTGCCGACTTTCACATGGGCGTTCGGTTCAAACTCCTGGACTGCAAATACGCAGTATCTTTGCTGTGATGCAGCTGGAACATACTTCGTCTACAACAAAGGAAACGGTACCTACTATTCGACCAATGGTGGTGCCAACTGGTCATCAGGGAGTTCGACCGCTCTTCATTCCGGTTCATCATTTCAGCCGCAGATCAAAGCTGTCCCAGGCAACGCAGGACATCTCTTTTATGCTGACGGAGGTGCTAACAGCAATCCTCAGCCCAACAGTTCAGGCCCCCTTTGGTATTCCACCAACGGCGGCGCATCGATGACATGGAATCTTCTCTCAAATATCGAGAGTGTTTTTTGTGTCGGCTTCGGTGCTGCTGCTTCGGGGCAGACATATCCAACCGTATGGATCGTTGGATGGGTGAAGGGCGGACTGAAAAATGGGGTCGCCACTTCTTCCTATACATATGGCGTATGGGTGTGCAAGTCAGGGCCACCATTTTCGGCGGCGAACTGGACATGGTTGATTGATTTCCCGTTCGGAAGCATAGACCAGGTGGCAGATATCACCGGAGACAACAACGACTCAGCGAAGTGCTACTTGGCGTTCCAAGGTACGAGTTTTGGCTACGGAAAAAATCTGACCTATTAGATGAGTATCACAGTCACAAATTCGGTCTCAGGAACTCCGGCCGCGGTATCGAACGGCTTTGCTGGTGGCACAGTCACGTTCTCCAACCTGAACGGCGGGACGAATTTCTCCTCGGGAACGACCGTTGTCGTCATGGTGAATTTTGACGATAGCGGCCCTCCAGGCTCTCCGAAAATTGGCGGTCAAACTCCGACCGGATCGATTGACTGCTCCGGTGCTGCTGCCAGAACGGCGACGATGTTTTATCTGGATGTCACATCCAGCATAGCCGATACGTTCGCATGCAGTGGTTCTGGCTATGACAAGATGGCGGTTATTGCGTGGGTTTTATCTGGCGCTGCGACAGGCGGACCATCGAGCAGTGTTACCATCACCTACCCCTCTGCGGGCAACCCACAAACGTTCCCATCCATCACCAACCCATCCGGGGGTGTGATCATTGCCGGCGGGGCGATGGGTATTTCCGGCGGTCAAA